GGGGCTATCGGTTCTGTAGGAACCGTAGCCACGGATATTTCGGCGGTTAACAACGTCAGTACAAACATGTCTAAAATCATTGAGGTCTCCAATGATCTTTTGGAGTCAATATCAGAGATAGACACAGTTGCTAACTCGATAACATTTGTCGATGCTGTCGGTCAGGATATAGCAAATGTAAACACCATTGCTAATTCCGCCAATCTAGCAAACGTAAATACGGTTGGTTCAAATATAAATGACGTTGGAACACTTGCTGGTATAAGCACAAAAGTATCTGCCCTTGCGGATATTGAGGACGGAACAACATCAACAAATGCGTTGTCCGACTTGCATAGCAATTTAAATGTTATTACGCCTCTTGGCGCAAACATAAACAATATTGTTACTGCGGCGAACAGCATAAACAATATTAACATTGCTGTTAATCCAACAAACTTGGCAAACATTTCTACGGTGGCGGGGGCTATTGCCAACGTCAACAGCGTGGGTCAGTCGATTGCAGACGTAAACTCTGTGGCCTCAATAGCTTCAAATGTGCAGAGCGTAGCCTCTAACGGTACAGATATTTCAACCGTGGCTACGAATGTAGGCAACATCGTCTTGGCTGGTCAAAACGTGGCTCAAATTTCTACGGCGGCGACATATATAACCGATATTATTGAAGCTCCAAACTATGCTCAGGACGCAAAAAGTTATGCAACTCATGGCGTAAACACAACCTTCACAGACAGAGATGGCAATGTTGCATTTTCTGCAAAACACTATGCTTCCGTTGCTCAAGCGGTAGGCAACGCTTTTACCACGGTTGCTGGAGATGAGAGAACCACGGGAGATACAAATGATGTCACAGCCAATGGAGCGGCTGACACCCTTAACATGATTGGTCTTGGTGGTTGCAAAATAAGAACAGAAGAAGCAACCGACAAGGTTTTTATAGACAGCCGATCCGTGGCGATGGCTGTTGCGCTAGGATAGGAGGAAAAAATGGCGACATACCAATTCAAGAACGAAACTCATGACAGCATAGGCACGGCTGGAACTGACGTTTACACTTGCCCTTCCACATATAAATCAATCGTGATTGGTTGTCAGGTTGCAAATGTAACGGGAGCGAGCCTTCCCGTTGAGATACAGCTAGTCAAGACGAACAACGATATTATCCACATAGCCAAAGCAAGTCGTGTTTTGGGCGGGACGACAGAAGATTTCCTTAGTGGTAAAAAGTTAGTCATGCAAGCTGGTGAGAAATTAAAGGTCAAATCTAAAGTAGACAGCAGTCTCGATTGCGTTGTCTCAATTCTGGAGGATGTAGATTAATGGCTGAAGCTACAGGAATTTATACTGGAACCGCTTATTCCGACAAAACTTTTTACGGAATTAAGTGCAATAACCTAACGAGCGACACAACGGTAAATATTATTAACGATGGGACGACAACTGTTGCGCTTCCAGACGATAATATACTCGACCCAGATGGCTATAAGACTTATTTCTGGTCGGCTGATACAGTCAGTTTCAGTTGGGGTCCGAATGGTCATTTATTGATGGAGTGGATATGAGCCAAATTATTGATTTAGGAAAACTTCGTTTTCATTTTGCAGGCGATTATGATGCCACAACAGCTTACGAAGTAAATGACATCGTAAAATATGGCGGTAATGTTTATGTCTACACATACGCATTAAAAGCCTCAGGGAATTTACCCACCAATACAGTGTACTGGGCGTTGATGGTTGATGGATTTAAGTTCCAATCGGTCTACGACAATACGATTAGTTATCGCCCAGGGGACGGTGTAACCCACGGTGGTAAAGTTTACATCTGTATTCTCGAAACAGTCGGCAACACACCGCCGAACACAACGTATTGGAGTTTGTTCGCGGACGGGATTCAATGGGAAGGCGAGTATGTTGCGACGACGGCCTACCAAAAGAATGACGTTGTTTCCTACGGTGGTTCGGTTCTTTACATTGCTAAAACCGATACAACTGGCAACCTGCCTTCAGACACAACCTTTTGGGATGCGTTTGTTTCTGGCATTGGTGCGGAAGGCGTATACAACGCCGCAACCGCATATGTTCTAAATGATGTTGTTGCTTACGGTGGTAATCTTTACAAAGCCAAAGGCGACACGACGGGGAACTTACCGTCTGATACTACATTCTGGGATGAGTTTCTTGGGGGCGTAAAAGCTCGTGGGGCTTACAACAATGCCACGGCTTATGCGCTAAACGATCTAGTTAATTACGGTGGAACCGTATATCGGGCTACAGCTGATACCACAGGGAATTTGCCCACTGATACTACCAAGTGGGAAGTTTATGTAACAGGTATCAACCCTCTTGGGGATTACAACAATACCACAGCTTACGTTCCTAATGATGTGGTTGCTTATGGCGGTTCGCTTTACAAAAACATAGCTGTTTCAACAGGCAACCTTCCCACCGATAATTCTTTCTGGTCATTTTTCCAAGGCGGAATTAGGCCGCTAGGCTCATGGTCTACGGGCGTTTCTTATTTACCAGGAGATGTAGTTGTTTATGGGGGCAGTAATTATCGTGCCTTACTAGCACACGCATCCACGACGTTTGCCACAGACTTCGCAGCAAACAACTGGGAAAAATACAACGGTGGCGTTGATTGGAAGGGATCATGGCAAACAGCTTACGACTACAAAGTCGATGACATAGTTAAGAACAACGTATCAAGCTACATTGCCATTTCAGACCACACATCTGGTACTTTTTCGGCAGACTTAGCAGGAGGCAAGTGGCAGTTATTCGCAGAGGGCGGAGATTACGTCTTACCCGCAACAACAGGAAATGCGGGTAAATATCTTTCAACGGATGGAGTGGATTACACTTGGGGAACAATCACGATTGAGACTGATACCGTCGATTATTTTCCGAGCAGTATCTCGTCTAGTGCCACTTGGTCTACGGCGGGTCAGCGCTTTACCTACGACACACTTACTGTCGGAAGTGGGGCCACTTACACCATAAGTGGAACAGGTAGTATCCACTATGTTTCAACGAATGGCCTAGTGGCCTTTTCTTAAAGGAGTAAAAAATGTCTAAAATAGTTGTTTCAAAAATACAAAATAGCGGGGGTGCGGAACTTACTATCCCCACTTCAGATGGTTCAGCGGGCCATGTAATGAAGACCGATGGAAGCGGAAACCTTGCGTTCGCTGACATCGCAACGCTTGGTTCAAGCGGTATTCCAAGTCTTGCTAAAGATATAGGAGGATCAAACGGTTCTTCTTCCGATGCTGGCAAGGTTATGTGGACAGACGTAAAGGCTGGCGTAAACACCAATGATATTATTCAAGTGCGTATTACTGGTCGAATGGTGGGAGGTTCTGGTTCGGACATGTATATGTACGGCTTAAATTCTTCTGGGGCTAACATTACCTCTGGATACTTGGGTTACGGCTCAAACGACTATTACAACGGTCAAAATGAAACCAACAACGCATCTCATAACTCAAACAATGGTTGGATTTGGTGGCCTCAATACCAAGAGCCAGCAACAGAAAACTATTCATATGGTGAGGGTATGACCTTCCGAATGTTTATTACTCCGCAAAAATTCGGAAGCTATGGCGGTATAGAGACATCTATCTATTACCGATACCAACAAAACACCAGTTACGATTATCCGAACTACGGGCAAATGCACTGGCATAACTATAATAACAACACACCTCCAGACACATGGCACGGCATTAGAATGTTTCCCCAAAGTGGAACTTTGTCTTCGGCTGGCGGATTCAAGTCCCGCATCTTTGTAGAGTTACTTGGCGCATAAAAATAACAAGTTAAGGAGACACCCTTATGGCAGAGTTACATCTAGATAAACTTAGCGTAAATCAAATAAAAGCGGCTGGAGACACAGAGTTTTTGACACCAGAACAAACAGCCCGAAAGTTTGCCCCTAGCAATTCTGTGTCTGGCTCGCAACTTTATGATACGTCTGGTAGCTATACTTTCGTTGTTCCTTCTGGAGTAAGAAACATCTCTGTCCTCTGTATTGGCGCAGGCGGGGGCGGTCATCCCAGCTGGGCAAACAACGGCGGCGGAGGTGGAGGCGTTGCTTGGGCAGATAACATTGCAGTAACCGCAGGGCAGTCTATAAGCGTTACGGTTCCAGCCACAACGACACACTCAACTGATGGAGGCAATGCGGCCTGTGGAGGTTTCTTTATGGCTACTGGAGGGAAAGGAACTGGCGGTGCGCCGCGAAATGGGGGAACTTATGTCTCTGGAACTGAGACTGCCTCAGGAGGAACGGGCGGCAAATCTTTTTACAGTTCTGCTGGAGGCGGAGGTGGTGCAGGAGGCTACTCAGGAAATGGCGGAAACGGCTATTACGGTTCTAGTGGAAACACACCTTACAACGGTACTGGTGGAGCCGCAACTGGCGGAACGGGATACGACTCATCAACTTACGGATTCTGTGGTGGCGGAGGCGTTTGGCACGAAGGAGAAGGTGCAAGCGGTACTTGGGGATCATTAACTAATCAAAGCTCTTCACCGTCAAATCAAGGAAACAGTTTTTATAGTGATTACCGCTACTCTGGCGTAGCTGGCTCAAACGGCGAACACGCTGGTTTTCTCAACAACAGTTCGTCAAACTCTAACAAAGGCAGAACAATATACCACGGAGAAGGTGGACAGTTTGGCGGCGGCGGCGGCGGTGGCGGAACGTCTGTTTCAGGCAACAGTAATTTTTGTCGAGGAGGCATGGGGTGCGTAAAAATTATGTGGTCAACTAACATTGGCTTCTCGATTAAAGATCAATAGGAGATTTAAATGAGCGACTTAGATTTTTATTATGTAGCTCTCGATGAAGACGGAGAGCCAACTGATGTTGTTTTACATCAGGACAATCATGCCTTTCTCATGAAGGATGCCCCAGAAGGCTGGGCCGATAAAGTGTGGGCCACTATTCTGCCAAATGTTCCAGAACTAAAACCAAACCAACGTGCTGAACGCAATGGATGGTCTGCAAAAACTGACGAAAATGATGTAAGAATATTTTCTTGGGACTGGGAAATAGAAACATGGGATAAAGAACAGTGCTTAGAAATGTGGGTAAGAGGGCCACGGAACTACCTTCTTGCTTCGACAGACTGGACCGTTCTTACGGACAATCAATTAACAACGGCTACAAAAAACAAGTGGAAAACATATCGCCAAGAACTGCGCGATCTAACCACTGTTTATGCAGACGTTGAAGACCCAGACGATATAGTTTGGCCTAAGGCTCCTGGGGAGCCTGACTATGTTGATCCCCCATCGGACGAAGATGAAGGTGATAGCGAGTAAAGGGTATAAATGGGTAATGAGGTTCAAAGTCTTTTCGGCACACCAGTTCTCACATCTAAAATACAAAATATTTATCTGGTCGAAAGAGCCGCTTATCTGGCTATAGAGTTTCACAAAAATTCAAAAAAACCACTTCTTGTTTCTGAAAGATGGAACGACCAAGTTCGTAGTCAAAACAAGAAAGAAAAAGATAAGTTTGGCACAACATCCTTTGGCGATAACCAAAGATTGTTTGAAAGCAAAGAATGGGTTCCTGTAGCGGAAGCTATTCTTGATTGTGTAAATGAAATGTTGTTTTCGGCATACGGTGAATTATCACATACTCCGATGCTTCAAACCATGTGGCTTTCCGTTTATCCAGATGGCGGGTTTATACCAGAGCATGTCCATGCAAACAGTATTTTTAGCGGTGTCTTTTATGCTAGTGCAGAACCAGATGCGGGTAATCTTATTTTTGCTGATCCCGCTTGGGTTACAAAGACAATGTTTCAAG